CTCGTGGTTTCCTGATGAGTTGGAGCAGGAGCGGCTAGACTGCATCCGCGCTCAGCCTGAGCAATATGATCACATCTGGGAAGGTGGCTACATTTCGGTATCGGAGGGCGCGTACTTCGCGCGTCATCTGGCAGAGGCAAAAGCGCAGGGACGGGTCACGCAGCTATCGTTTGACCCGCTGATGCCGATCAAGGCTTACTGGGACATTGGTGTTCGTGATGCGACGTCGATCTGGGTGTCGCAGCAGGTTGGTAGTCGGGTCAACTGCCTGCGGTATTACGAAGCGGTTGGGCAAGATTTGGCCACGCACCTAAATTGGCTGCGCGATAATGGCTATGGGCGTGCTGAGTGCGTGTTGCCGCATGACGGCGCGAAGGCAGACGCAATAACCGCGATCCGGTTCGAGGACCACATACGAGCGGCAGGGTTTCAAGTCCGCACGGTGCCGAACCAGGGTAAAGGCGCGGCGATGAAGCGCGTTGAGACTGCCAGGCGCGTGTTTCCGTCAATGTGGTTTGATGAGGCGGGTTGCTCGGGCGGGATCAAGGCGCTGGGCTGGTATCACGAGAAGCGGGACGAGCACCGCAACATAGGGCTTGGTCCCGAGCATGACTGGGCAAGCCATGGGGCTGACGCTTTCGGGCTGTTGTGCACCGACTACGAAGCACCGCGCGCTGCAAAGCCGCTGGACCTTTCACGACTAACGCGGGGGATAGTGTAATGGCGACAGCCCCGCTTATGGCGCTAGATCCGGTTGAGGCGTTTGAGGCGACCGAACCGCAGCTTGAGCAGGGTTTGGACGTTCGCGAGCTGGCAACGGTGCTACAGCGTGAGCACGAGGCAGCGCAGAGCGAGTATGAGCGCCAGCGCGACATGCACGACCTGTCGTGGCGCTATTACGAAGCCAAGCCGTTCGGTAACGAGGATGACGGCCGATCGCAGATCGTGCTTCCTGACGTGCAAGAGACGGTGGATTATATGTCCACGTCGGTTCTGCGTACGTTTGTGTCGGGCGACCGCGTTGTTGAGTTTGAAGCAACGGACGAAGTTGACGAGGAGGCGGTAGATCAGGCAACCGCGGCGATCGGCTTCAACTTCATGCGGCAGCAGGACGGTTATCGTGTTCTGCACGACTGGTGCGTGTCGGGCCTCGTGGAGCGGTACGGTATCGCCAAGACGATGATGATCACCGAGGAACGCGTGATGCGCGACAAGGTGACGATCACCGATCCTGTCGAGCTTGAGAATGCAGACGGTGAGATTGAGGACGTAGCCGAGCAGCAGGACGGCACGCTGCTGGTGACGATCAAGCGGCAGAAACGCGAGAAGCGTTTTGTGGATCTCGCGGTGCCGGCGAACGAGTTTCGGTTTTCGCCCAATGCGCGGCATGAGGATGACGCCGATTACCTGGCGCACTGCCCGGCCAAGACGCGATCCGAGCTTGTTGACATGGGCTTTGACCGCGATCAGGTTTATGGTCTGCCTGCTTACACGAAGGTGCCAGGCGAGGACCGCGACGAATACTGGCCCGAGGCGGAAAGTTCGCCCGCGCTTGAGCAGGTGCTGCTCTGCGAGGAATACGCCCGCATCGACATTGACGGCGACGGTGTAGCTGAGCGGGTCAAGGTGTTTCGCGTCGAGGATCAGATCCTCAAGTGGGCAGATGGCGAGCTTGCGATTGAGACAGTGGAGGAGCAGCCGTTCGCGGTGTTCTGCCCCTTTCCGCGTCCTCACCTGCTGGTTGGATGGAGCCTTGCCGACAAGGTGATGGACGTGCAGCTCGTGCGCTCCACCATCGCGCGTCAGTTGTTCGACGGCATGAACAACGCGAACATGCCGCGACCGATCGTCAGCGAGGCGGGTGCCAGCGAGAACACGATTGACGACCTGTTGTCGCCGGTTGCGGGTTCGCCCATCCGTGTCCGCGATACGTCTGCGGTAACGCCTTACGTCACTGCTTTTGACATCGGCAAGAGCATGGGCGTTCTTGAGTGGATGAGCCGTGAGGGTCAGGCTCGTTCGGGCACGCCGCGCGCTGCGCAGATGCTTGATCCCGACAAGCTGAATACGCAGACGGCCACCGAGTATGCCGGCGACCGGGAAGATGGGCAATCTCGACAGGAGTTCGTAGCCCGCAACCTTGCCGAGGCACTGTCCCGGCTGATGGCGAAGAAATATCGGCTCATGCGGCGTGAGGCTGATCCGTTCCGCGCCAAAGTCGACGGCAAATACGTGCAGGTCGACCCCGCCTCGTGGCCCGAGGAGATGAACGTGGTGATCCGCGTTGGCTTGGGCACGGGTAGCAAGGACAAGCGCATTCAGGCGCGCATGATGCTGGCACCGTTGTTGGCAGAGGGCTTCCAGTCGCAGCAGGTCAAGCCGAAGCACCTGTTTCACGCGATTGACGGTTTGGTGCGTGATCTCGGCATCGGGCAGGGTGACGACTTCTGGGTCAATCCCGATGCGCCGCCTGATATTGATCCGCAGACGGGCCAGCCGGTGCAGGAGCAGGAGCAGCCGGATCCCGAGCAGATGGCCGCACACGCTGAAATGCAGCGCGAACAGCAGAAGATGGAGTTCGAGCAGCAGAAAGCCGCGGCAACGCACCAGCTACAGCAGGAGCAGGCCGCGGCGCAGATCCAGCTTGAGCGCGAGAAGGCATCCGCGCAGCTTGAGGCACAGCGCGAGAGCCACGCATTGCAGATGGAGCAGAAGCGGGAGGCCGCGGCGCTTGAGGCTGATCTTGCACAGCGCAAGGCCGAGACTGAGGCGCAGATTGCCATCTACCGCATCGACCGGGAAGCGGAGGTGAAGCGATATGCAGCCAGCCGGAACGCGCCGGAGAGTGACGACATCGGACAGAACCGGCCCGGAGGTGCGTTAGATGCCTGACACGATGGTGCTCGCGGCCAAGGATGCTGACGGCTCGGCAATCACGGTCCCGGTGCAGACGATCCCGAATGCTTGGGCTGTCGCAAGCGCGATGGCGGCGATGGTGAAGGCGGTGAGCAAGTGATCCGCGCACTGTTTGATCGCATCATGGCATGGTTCGGCTATTACCGCGGTGAGCGCGAGTATCAGCGCGTTAGCAACGGTATTGACGCCATTGCCCGCGGGCAGCGCTGGGAGGCGTTCTATAGCGAGCAGGACGGTTTGCGTGACATGATTGTGGACATCCGCCGCGGCTATTTTGAGGCAGTGGGCTCGCTCAAGCCCGGTGACGACAAGGCGTTGCAGATGCTGGCAACTGCCGACCGCATCGCTCGTGAGATCGACCGCAAGGTGCAGAGCATCATCGAGACGGGACACATGCGCGCCTCCGACCGGGAGCACGTCAACAAGATCGCCAACATCCGGCGCTAGAGAATACGGGCTTTCTGCTGCTCTGCGAGGTCGCGGGCAGTTTCGGGTGTCACACAGGCGCGCTGGTGCAGAGTGAGCACTCGCCCGTCGCCGGTGTGAACGCCATCAATCAGGGCCTGGACTACCTCAGTGCACAATAGGGCGCGCTGATGTTCCTCGTGCCAAGCGGCCAACATGCGCTGCTTGATCCGACCGTCTTTCGTCGCTGCTCGCATGAGCGGAGGCTAGCACCGCCGCTATTCCGCGGCAATCACTAGGAGAGTATCATGGCCCATCCGCAGACCGCGGAAGCCGTTGATGCGCCTGTCGATGACATGGACAGCGCGGCAGCGGCAATCGATCGCCTCATGGGTGGCGACGACGACCCCCGCGATGAGGATCAGCCCGAGCGGGGCGACGAGGATCAGAGCCAGGACGAGGACGATCTCGACCTGAGCGACGATGAGGACGGCGAGGACGACGAACCGGAAACCCCGGCCATCGACGCACCCGCCAGCCTGACAGCGGAGGAAAAGGCTGCATTCGCTGCGCTTCCCAAAGAGGCGCAGAAGTATGTGACCGACCTTGAGGCGCGACGTGCCGTACAGGTCCAAACCGCAACCACGAAGGCATCGGAAGCCCAGCGCACGGCAGAAGCCGCCACAGCCCGAGCCGACGCGCAAGCACGAGCAGTCTACGCCAACCAGCTAAAGGCATTTGCGGACGAACTAGCACCGCAGCGCCCGGATCCGGCTTTAGCGCACACTGATCCCGCAACCTATATCGCCCTGAACGCACAGTATGATGCTGCCAAGGCTCAGCACGATGAATTCGTGCAGCAAGTGCAGACATTAGAGCATGAGGCGGAAAACTCGCTTACGCAGGTCGAGATGACCGAGCGTGGTCGCCAACTGATGAGTTATCCCGAGTTTGCGAATGAGCAGACGCGGGAAACCTTTCTGGCGAAGGCTGAGGAAACCGCCAAACTCATCGGCCTTGACGTTGAACGTGTCGCTAAAACCGCGACAGCGAGTGAGATCAAAGCTCTTCGCGATATCAACGAGTGGAAGGTCAAGGCTGACAAGTACGATGCCGCAACGGCTCGTCAGATGCAGCGCGTTCGAGACGGCAAGAAAACACGGACCACGACGCCCAACGCTGCCCAGCCCCGCAGCAGCGAAAGCCGTGCGTACCGTGACGCGAAACAGCACGCAGCGAGAACCGGCGACGTGAAGGACGCCGCCCGCGCCATCGCTGCCCTCGGCTAACCCCGTTTCAGGAGCCTATCATGGCAGTTCCATCGAATACCATTCAGACGATGACCCGCGTCGGCAACCGTGAGGATCTGTCCGACATCATCTACAACATTAGCCCGACCGAAACGCCGTTCGTGACCGCGATCGGCCGCGAAGGTGCATCGGCCGTCTATCACGAGTGGCAGACCGATGCGCTGGTGTCGGCCAACGCCAACAACAAGGCGATCCAGGGCGACGACCTCAGCAACGAGAACCGTCCGTCGACCACCCGCCTGGGTAACTACACCCAGATCTTCACGAAGGTGGTGGGTACGTCCACGACGCAGCAGGCAGTGCGTGCCGCAGGTCGGTCCAACGAGCACTCCTACCAGCTCGCCAAGGCCGGCAAGGAGATCAAGCGCGATATGGAGGCTCGTTATACGGGTAACTTCGCCGCGGTGCCTCCTGCGGCTGCTACGGCGGGTGAAGCGGCTGGCGCGCTGGCATTCATGCGCACCAACGCATCGCGCGGCACAGGCGGCGTGAACCCGGTTTTGTCGGGTACGACGACCGGCTATCCGGTGACTGCGGCCACCAACGGCACGCAGCGGGCGTTCACGGAAGCGCTGCTCAAGGCGGCTGTCGCATCGGCGTGGAACGCAGGTGGCGATCCGACGCTGGCGATCATGTCGCTGGGTCAGTAGCAGATCGCGGCGACGTTCTCGGGCCTCGCACAGCAGCGTCGTGAGACGGGCGACAAGCGCCTGACCATCGTGGCGGGTGCCGACGTGTACGTGTCGGACGTGGGCGAGATCCAGTTCGTGCCGGATCGTTTCTGCTCGGCGCGTGACGTGCTGATCATCGATCCCGAAATGTGGGCAATCGCCACGCTCGACCCGATGCAGAAGCGCAAGCTGGCGACGACCGGCCTTGCCGATCGCGACAGCATGTACACCGAGCAGACGCTTGTGTGCCGCAACGACGGCGCTTCGGCGGTGATCGCTGACCTGATCTAACCGCCACAACAACAGTGCTGATGAGCCGGGATGCCAGCGGGTGTCTCGGCTCTTTGCGTTTTCTAGGAGAGCCGACATGGCACGCAAGCAGACCACGAACGACAACACCGACGACAAGATGATCGACAGCAGCCAGGGCAAGGATTTGCCCGAGACGGTGCAGTCGGGCGATGTCGACCCGAGTGTGAAGGACCTTCCGCCTGCCAACCCGCTTGGTGAGCCGGTGAAGTCGGTGGGGGAATATGCCAACATCAGCGAGGCGGGCAAGCAGGCCGCGGCGCTGGGCATTGAGACGGAAGAAACTGTCGACGGTTACATCGCCGGTGAGACGGTTGTTGAGCATCCCGTTTCGCCCACCGACACCAATCCGAACCCGCATGGACAGCGCAGCCAGGATGCGGGCGGTATCGAGGTCGTGACCGACAAGGACACGAAGGTATCGGAGCGCAAGCCGCGCGAGGAAGGTGAGGTCGAAGTGACCGGCGCGGATGATCTGCGCGCTCCGGTGCATCTCGGCGACGGTCGCACGCTGGCGAAGGGCGAGAAGCTCAAAGTCAGCAAGGACGTGGCCAAAACCCTGCGTGACAACAAGCAGGCCAAGTAAGCCATGACCGAGCGCTTGTTCGACTACGACGCCCACACTGGGACAAAGACGTGGTTCTCAAGCGACGACGAGGACGGGGGCACGTGGCGGTTCCGCTACGAACAGGACGTGTCCCCGATCCTTGATCGCAACAAGGAAGCCCAAGCCGAGAGCTTCAATAAGCGATCGGAAATGTGGCACGCTGCATCGATCCCAAACGTCGTCCTCATGGAGTGGATGACGAAGCACGGGGTTCGGTACTGGGACCCCAATCACCGCGAAGGCGTGCGCCGTCTGCTGAACAGCGATGAGTACCGTCACCTCCGCGTCAAGAATTTCATCATCTGAGAGGTCGGCATGAGCGAGCATGGTATTTACCGTTCCACCCCGCTTACGCTAGTGGACGGGCAGCAGTCGCGTGTCAGCATGACACAGCGTGGTGCAATCCGCATGTCGCTGGAAGATGCGGCGGGTAACGCAGCGGGCGCTGGTACTGCCACTAGCCCGACTATCACGCAGGCTGCACCGCTTGGCGCAGGCACCGACCGCAGCGGCACCGCTGGCACGTCGTCGGCAGCGTTGGCGGCAGCGAACACCAGCCGCCGTGGCCTCAACATTCAGAACATCAGTGCCAACGTTCTCGGCATTAACGAGATAGGCAATACCGCTGCAATCGGCTCGCCGGGGACCTACACGCTTGCTGCGGGCGCATCCTTCAACGTGCGCACGAACCAAGCTGTCAACGTGATCGCGTCGGCCGCTGGTTCCGCTTATACCGCAACTGAATTCTAACATGGGCGAAGTTCTAGGCGGGCTGTCCGCAGCCGAAGTGCAAGCAATGCTCAACCCAGTGGCTGCAAAAGCGGACGCCGCGATGGTGAAAGCCGATGCCGCGATTGCAGATGGCCTGACCAGCGCTGATCGGCAGCAGGCAGTGCGGGTGCAGCTCACGCCCGACGCTAACGGGCGCGTCGTGTTCACCTATCCCAAGGCTTACGCAACTGGCGTGAAGCCGGCGGTGCAGACCACGGCAGAGACGCCATCTGGCGCGACCTACCGCAACGACGCCAGCATCGAGGAAGGTAGCGCGACCAACACGCAGGTTGCCATCATCGTACAGCGCATCCCCAAGACGATCACCGTCACGCTGCTTGGTGCTGTGGTGTCGATCATTGCGCCAGTCACAGCCCCGGTGTGGCTCAACATCTTCGTGAGGGCACCCGCGTAATGGCGAACACAGATCGCGACCTCATCAACTCAGCAATGGGTGGATCGCAGGACCCAAATCAAGACGACTATCAGTCGGCAATGGGCGGGGTGCAGATCGGCTTTCTCGGTGTTGCCCTTTTATCCGCCATCAACGGTCAACCCCTTTTCAGCGCCCGCGATGGCGCAACTCTGACCAGCGCGAGGATCTGACATGGGTGTTCTCAATCAAGCCGAATTTGATGCGGCCGGCATCTCGGTTCGCGTTCCATTTCGGTCGGTGTCCAACCGCAATAACCGCAACAACAATAGTTTGTCGGATGGCTCGCAGACGATCGCGACATACCGCATCCAGCACATCATTGCGTCAAGCATGGGGACAATCAGTTTCGGTCGCTTGACCTATGGCAACTGGTACATGACCAGCGACCAAGAGGTGGCAGGACCGAACACGATCACCGTGCGGGCCT